GGCAGTTCGGCGTTTCTGAGGATTTCAAGTTTAGCGGCGATGATGCACAATGGCAACGTATGGCCAATGAAGTATACAGTGCATGGAAGGAAAATGGACAGCATGGCTAAACGTGTGCCACCTACTCGCTTTCCCGACGTTGTTGTTGCATCATATTTCCGTTCCATCGATAAATTGGTTCAAGAAGCGGGCAAGGCAACCCTTGCGTTATACGATACTGCAGTAAAAAGCGGAATGCAGAAAGATGGCCGAGGTTATGTGCAAGATGGTCCATTTGATTTTTTTAAAAAATTGACAAGTCATATCAAAAAAGCTGTTTCAATTGTGTATTCACAACAAAGGGTGAATAAAGCTGCTTCTTCTTTTATGAAAAATTTAAATCAGGTGAATAAAACCAATATGGAACAGCAAGGAAGGGTAAGAGGCATAGAACTAACAGCTACCGAATCATGGCTTGCTCCTTTCATGAAAGAGAATATCCAGAAAAATGTTGACTACATTACAAATATCCGTGATGAATATACTGAAAAAATTGAATCGATTATTTATGATGGTGTAAGGGATGGCAGTAGCTACAAAACAATCCGTGAGCAATTGGAAGAGCAAATAGGCATGTCTCAACGCCGTGCTAAATTTATTGCTATAGATCAATCAGGTACATTATTTGGACAGATGACAGCACAACGTCATCAGAATATGGGCGTAATGAAATTTAAATGGAGAACATCGAAGGATGAACGTGTCCGAGATTCTCATAAAATTCTTGAAGATAAGATATTTTCATACGATGATCCACCTTCTGTTGGGTTACCTGGTGAAGATTTTCATTGCCGATGTATTGCACTGCCTATTTTTGATGATGAAGAAGATTAATTTGTTTAAAACAGTAACACAAGAACAAAGTCGTAGTAATACGGCTTTTTATTATGTGGAAAGCAGGTGATTTATTGTGAATGGTTGGTTTCTATCAATAATTATTATACATGTATTGTCTTTAGGTATTACATTAGCTCAACATGGAAAACCGAGAGATGGTAAATATAACTTTTTCAGTACATTGCTTTCATGTGGAATTATTCTTACATTGATGTATTTTGCGATTAAAACAGGTTTTTAGGAGAGAAGAAATCTTATATATGATTATTCGTTTGAGGGGAGGTGAAACATTGAAATTACAACGCTATGACCGCAGTTTAATAAACGATTATGCAGAAACACCAGAAGGGTATTTAACGGTACGTGTGCCGATTACTCGTCCTGGTGTTTTTCCTTATGCACGGCAGGATGGTACAGTGCAAATGGAAGCTAAGTTGCCTGATGAAATCTTTAGTGATCGCACTATGAATTCAGCCCGCTCCAAACCGATTACAGATGAACACCCTAATGAACCGGTTACTTTGGATAATTATCATGCTTATGCCAAGGGGATGAGTCATACAGACGCTCACGTGGAGGACTTGAAGCTTTATGTATCGATGACTATCACTGATAAAGATCTTATTCAAAAGGTTTATGATGGTAAACGAGAAATCAGCATCGGATTCATGAGTGATGTTGTGGCAGAAGCGGGGACATATAATGGGCAACCATATGAATATGTACAGCGAAACATTGAAATTAATCACATTGCAATTGTAGAGCAAGGGCGAGCTGGTCCAGAGGTAGCCATCCGCGCAGACAGTGACGCATGGCAAATTGATTCAGATGAAGGAGGAACAAATAAAATGGCAAAAATTAAGATTGAAGGTTCAGAGTATGAAGTGGATCCAGCAGTAAAATCATACATCGATGCTCTAAAAGCGAAAGAAGAAACAGCTAAAGTCAAGGGTGATAGCATGGACGCGTTACAAGGGCGATATGATGCGTTGGAAGTAAAGCTGCAAAACGTTGAAACAGAACTTGCTAAAGAGAAGGCAAAGCAAGTATCAGCAGATGAATTGGACAAGCAGGTAGAAGCGCGTGTGCAACTCATTAGCACAACAAAGCCACTTCTTGGCGATTCTTTCGATTTTACAGGAAAAACGGAACGTGAAATTAAAGAAGCGGTTATTTCAACAACTAAACAGGATTTTAAAGGCGATGGGAAGTCAGATGACTATATCAACGCCTTTTTTGATGCAACTATTGAGCAAGTCGCTTCACAAGGATTTTCGTCTACCGGGTCTAATTCCATTATTACTGGTGATTCAAGACAAAATACAGATGTAAATGCAATGCGTGTACAGCGTTTAAACATGCGTTCTTAATTACTAATTAAAAGGAGGGCTATTCCATGGCCATTACAGAATATGGACAGTACATGCCACTAGCTGGCAGTCCGGGACAATTAGCAAACTATCAAGAGTATGCAGCAGACAGCTATCCAGCAAAAGAAATTATTCCATTTGGTGCGGCCGTTCAATTAGCCGCAGATGGGACAGGGGTTGTGCCAGTTAAAACGGATGGCAATCCGATTGGCATTGCTTTATCACGTGGTATCCATGATTACACGACAAATGCTGATGACCAAAAATATTTAGTCGGCCAACCAGTGCCTATTGTTAAACGTGGCAATATCTTTGTTGTAGCGGGTGGCGATGTTACAAATGGCGTTGCTGTACAAGTGGATGCAACGACAGGCAAGTTTGTTGCAAGTGGTGGAATCAATTTTTCTCGTGCTGTTTTTCGAGGAAATGCTACTGCTGATTCATTAGTTCAAATTGAAATTAATTTACCTTAAAGGAGGAACATAATTTATGTCACAATTCCGTGAAGATGCACTACTACGCCCACAAGATTTAGAGGCAGTAGACAAGAAAATTTATGAGCCAAAAAAAGAAGAGTTAAAGGCTCGCACCATTTTAAACGTTAAAACCGACGTACCTGCAGGTGCTGAAACTTATTCGTATGATGTCATGACACGATCAGGAGCGGCTAAAATTTTAGCACCAGGAGCAACAGACATCCCACTTGTTGATGCTGATTTAAAACGTCATACAGTCAATATTTATTCCATTGCTACAGCCTTCAATCTATCTGTACAAGAAATTCGTAATGCACAAATGGCACGTCGTCCTGTTGAGGTGACAAAAGCTGATACGGCACGCAAAGCCATTGCAGAAAAGGAAAATAAACTCGTTTGGATGGGTGACAAGGACCATAATATTTTAGGTGTGGTTAATGCCACTGGCATTCAAGTGCTCGCAGTGCCAAACAATGAAGCGGGCACATCAACAAAATGGAAAGAGAAAAAAGGTATCGATATTGTAGAGGACATCAAAAAGGCGAAGAACTTAGTTAATAAGTTACCTGGTCATGAAGCAGATACGCTTTTAGTAGCTGCAGAACAATACGAACATCTAGAAAAAGTCTACAATGAACATACAATGCAAACATGCTTACAGTACATTCAGTCACAAAATTGGTTCAAACGTATTGATTATACATCTGATCTTAATGAACAAGGCACAGGCGGGACAGATTGCTTTTTGGTATTTGATTCCTCACCAGATGTTGTTGAAATGCTTGTATCGATGGATATTACACGTCATCCGCAAGAATACAAGTTCCCGAATTATAAGATTCCGCTTGAAGA